GAACTATTTAGGGACTTCGGTGCAAATAAATCTAGTCCAATTGAAGAACCCACAGGAGACCGATACGATTTCTTGGCTGAAGTTGCCCGTCAAATCCTCAAGATAGAAGGATTGGCGGTTCTGGCAGATAATCAGGAGTTGCCATTTATATCTCTCGAAGAAGCTGAGGAGCATGACGCTAAGTGGTCACTAAGCAATTTCACAGATAGCCTTCAAGAGTTTGGCAGGAAGAAACAGAAGTCCATGAAGAATGCTGGCTGGAGGAAAGTAGTTGATGGCTGAAAAGGCGATAACGGAACGGCAATTTGAGGCTCAGGTCAAGGATTTAGCCAAGATTTATGGCTGGCTATACTATCATACTTGGCGGTCAGTCCACTCAGTTGCTGGCTTTCCTGATGATGTTCTGGTAAGGGAACGAGTCATATATGCTGAGTTGAAATCAGAGACTGGGCAGCCTACACCGGAGCAATACTTCTGGCTACTTGCCTTAACTGAAGCTGGTCAGGAATGTTATCTCTGGAGGCCTAGCGACCTTGAAACTGAGATATTAAATGTTTTGAAAGGAGAATAGCTTGCTGGTATCCAGTTGGATAAATATCGGTACGTTGGATAATCCGAGCCAGCAAGCCTGCCAGCTACAGCTTAGGCTTGAGAGGATTGTTGTATAGCAGTCGGCTGGCAGGTAAGGGGTGAGACTAGTTGAGCTTTCTCGTTAGCCTCACCCCTACCACAAAGGAGGAGAAATGACAATAGAGATGTGGATTTTACTAGCAGTCCTAATAGTCGGTGTAGTTGGCATGGGCACTGTTATCGCTAATCTTCTTATCGCAGCACTTGTAGCAAAGCTATACACTGAATATTGGAAGGATATAACAATAAAAAGGCGGTATGAGAAGGAGGGAGAAAATAATGGATGATTTGTTGCTGAATGATGAATACCAAGAAGCTGTTTATTATGCGGAATTGGGTAGCCCAATAAAGGGGAGGAAAGCTATTGATAAGCTACTAGCCAAAGCACGCCCCCGTATTTACCAAGAAGGGTATGAAGCTGGTTATCAAAAGGGGCAAGAGCACTCTATTGGGACTGAAGCAGAAATCAGGCAGAATGAGAGGGAGAGGATAATCAAGTGGGGGATAGAACCGTGCCCTCACTGGAAAGATGTTTCAGAAAAGGTAATCAAGCGTGATTGTAGCTTGTGCTGGCAAGCCCTGAAAGAACAGACAGAACAGGAAGAGGTGAGAAATGAACAGGACACAGATTGAATGGGTGCAGAATCCTGATGGTACACAGGGATACACTTGGAATCCTATACCACATTGGGATGGTTATTTTGCTTGCAAAGAAGGGCTGATAGCGTCAGTGAAACGGGGTAAGTTCAGGATTATGTCGTCCATTAAGGCAAAGGACGGTCATCTTTATATATTTCTTTACAACAACGGCGTGATGGTCAAACAGTGGGTTCACAGGCTTATCTTGATGACCTTCTCTCGCCAACCGTCTGACAATGAGGAAGGGCGTCATCTTAATGGTGACCCTGGTGATAATAGCATTAAGAATCTGAAGTGGGGAACTAAGGCAGAAAACCAGAGTGACCGTATTCGCCATGGCACTAGTAATCGGGGGGAACGCTCTGGCAGTGCCAAACTCACCGAAGTTCAAGTATTAGAGATAAGGCAGCGTGTAGGGAAAGAAACATTACGCAGTCTTGCTAAAGAATATGGTGTATCCCATACAGCCATCAGACGGGCAGCTATAGGGATGAAATGGAGTTATCTATGAATCGCACGAGTATCGAGTGGGTTCGCAATCCAGATGGTAGTCCTGGATATACATTCAACCCAATCACGGGATGTATCAATCATACCAATGGATTATGCAAAGGTGGTGGCTTCCCCTGCTATGCCTATAGGCTGGCGAATGGGAGATTAAAACAAAGGTATCTGGCGAATCTTAATACTGCTCCCGTTGCTAACCCCGACTCTTTTCAGCAAGCCAATGATGCCCTTAATGACCCCTTTTATCCACGCTTCTGGTCGGATAGGTGCAATAGGATTGATATGGGACCAGTGGGGAAACCAAAGGGCATATTCGTCTGTGATATGAGCGATTTATTCGGTATTGGTATCCCCGAAGAGTGGACACACAGAGTATTGGATAGATGCAAGGATATGCCGCACCATCGCTTCTACCTACTCACCAAGCAGCCCCAGAACCTCATCAAGTGGAGTCCGTTTCCCTCGAACTGCTACGTTGGTGTGACAGCTACTAATCAGAAAGCACACAATGAGGCAGTTGTAGTCTTAGCATATATCGAAGCAAATACCAAATTCATATCCCACGAGCCATTGTTAGAGCACATATCACTTCATTCCCCCTACTCTCCTGAAGGTGCTTATGATTGGGATATTCTGGGGGCACAGACACGACCGACATTGTATCCCCGGATAGAGTGGGTAGAAGAGGTTGTTGAGGCTGCGGATAAGGCTGACATACCTGTTTTTCAGAAAGACAACTTAAAGCCCTTACTGGGTAATAATTTACGACAGGAGTTACCGCAGTGAAGAAGACGGATTTAGCCTATACAGCAGGAATTATGGACGGTGAAGGGTCAATCGGTATAGCACGGCATAAGAGCAAAAGCTGTAAGCGTGGCTATACACTAGAGCTAAGTGTTCAAGTAACAAGTTCAGACGAATGGTTATGCCAATGGTTAAAATTTGCCTTTGGTGGAAGCCTGAGCCACTCAATAAACAATGCTGGTAATCCTATGTGGCATTGGATAATTGTAGCTCGCAAAGCTAGTGAGTTCCTTAAAGCGATATCTCCGTATTTGAGATTAAAGCGACCCCAAGCTGAAATAGCAATACAGTTTCAAGATGCAAAACGCCATAGACAAAGTAAAACCGATGAGGAAGCGGCAATTGAGGAAGCACAGAGAATCGTTCTTCAACAGATGCATGGCTGGAGAAACGATAAAGATGATAGACAGGAGATGCCTGAGAGATGACAGGATTGACTAAAGTTTATTTAGAGAAGGAGGCAAAGCATCTTCTTAAGCTTTGGTGCAGAGAACATAAAGCACGAATCGCTCACTACTTTTCCTGTTCTCTGTGGACATACGGTGAAGTACCGTTCTGGGCTTTAGTGGTGCGATTATGGGGTTTTGAATCGCCCTTTGCAGGAATATATGGGTTCCATATCTATGAGGATAGTCGAGTCCAGTTGATAGGGAGATTACCTGAACAAACTGAGGTGAGAGATGAGAATACTGGGATTTAGTAAGAAATGGGATAAGCTCAAACAAAAGGAATTCACTACCTTCCGCTTTCCCCGAAGGGATAAGGACTGGTTTATAGGGGAGCAAGTTCAGATAGTCTATAAGCCTAGAACTAGGGGGCGTGAGATACTGGGGATAGCGGAGATTACAGATAGTGACCCTAAATACCTTTGCATTATCACAGATTATGAGGCGAAGCAAGATGGATTTAAGAATTGGAGGGAAATGCTTGATTGGATGATGAAGAGATACGAATTCAAAAAACTGAGGGAGTCCAAAATGAACAAACTAACCTTGAGGTGGATAGATGAGAACTAGAGAAGTTTTGCGTAGAGTAAGAAAATTCACGGATTATTACGGCTTTGACATTCCTGAAGCACCTGAATTGAAGACTAAGCAGGATTGTAAAGAAGCTCTTCTAAACCACAAGAGGTGGCTTGAAGAGGCTCTTACAGATGCCCTTACTGGGGTTGACTCTTTCATTAAAGAACTTGGTATTGAATGGATAGATACATAATTCAACAGGAGCTTCCAGAGGTGAGAGATGAGAGCATTAAGTATTAAACCGCCCTGGGCATATTACATAATTTACGGTATTCCCTATGGCATTCCAGTGGACAATGAGGACGGGAGTACCAGAATTGAGATGGCTGGCAAAGTCATTATCAAAAATATAGAGAACCGAAATTGGGCAGTACCGAAGTGGTTTACCTTGCCCCAGAGAATATGTGTCCACGTGAGCAAGCGGGAAGACGACATTGATAGTGTTATGGATTTTACAGTTGGCAAATTAAAGCTGCCAGCATACTCAATAATAATGTCCTACTCCAAGAGGCTGCCGAGGGGTGCCATTATCGGCGAAGTGGACATAGTTGATTGCGTGACTGAGAGTAAGTCCCCCTGGTTTATCGGCAAATATGGCTACGTTCTGGCTAACCCCATAGCGTATGAAACCCCAATACCTTATAAGGGTAAACTGGGATTCTTTGAGGTGGATAGATGACTCCAAGAGCAGCAGATGGCCTACATGAGAAATATCGCTTCCCAATTCCCCCGCCAGAGCCCGGAATGGTCAGGGTCAGCATATTTGGCGAGTCAATTAAAATCTGGCCTCTGCATTGTACTCGCAACTGGAGGTGCCAGCAGTGTTACATAGAGGGCAAGCTACAGTGTGACCCTAGATTCTGGGGTGAGGGCTCAGAGGACTTACACGGTTTAGTGTGGAGACAGTGTATCCGGTGTGGCAAGTGGTTCCAGGCCGAGGCTTCAGACTTAAAGCGTGGTCGCGGGATGGTCTGCTCAACCAGGTGTGCTGCCATATTAAAGCTGAGGTTCGGGTTTCTTCACGGACGCAGAAGGGCAGGCCGACTGGTCCCGTGTGATAACTGCGGTAAGCTGGTCTACAAATGTAATTTCAAGTTACGCAGGAATAAGCATAATTTCTGCTGTGACCCCTGCAAAGGCCAACATTTCGGCAGGACCTATGGGTTCAATTCTGATTACAGAAAGAGCAAGGAGCTGGTGGCTGTTGGATGAGTAGTAAAGAGCTTTTATCTGAATATGGAGTAAGAGGCGGGAATTCCCACAAACATAAGTGGACTGACGAGGAGCGGGATATAGTTCGCCGTGATTATGATGGGCATAATAGGACGGCTCATTTAATTGCCATGAAACTATCCTATATGACTGGAGATAAAATCACCTTTAATGCTGTAAAAGGGCAGGCTGCTAAAATGGGTATTCTCACGGACAAGAGCCCTGACTGGACAGATAGGGAAGTCGAAGCTCTGCAAGAAATGATTACTCAATATGCTCCAGCGAAAATAGCGAAAAGATTACATAGGTCTGTCAATGCAGTAGTGGTTAAGTCTAAGAGGTTAGGCTTGAGTAGACGATTTCGGGATGGTTGGTACACCAAAAGGGACGTTGCTGAGATATTGGGAGTAGACCACAAGAAGATACAGAAATACATGGACAGCGGTGACTTGAAGGCATCATATCATACCGATATTAAGCCAAAGAAGAATAATGGAGCTTGCTGGCATATCGAACAGGATGATTTGAGAAGATTCATAGTCAGTAAGGCAGGAGATTTTCAGGGTAGGAATGTTGATTTGACAATTATTGTATGGTTGTTAGCAGAGCTGATATAGAGTTTAGCAAATGACAGAAAAGCTGGTATGGTACTCACCCGGTGAGGTTAGGTTTACATTTGATCAGGTCATGTGGCTACTGGAACACTGGGATATGCTCAGTACCGGCAGGTGGCCGCCGAACCCCAAAGAAACAGGATACACAGATGCTCCGCTAAGGGGTAAAGGCGGAACCAAGCGTGCCCCCTTCATTAACGCAATTGAGGTTGTCGCGGAGCTATCAGCGAGATTGAGCAGGTGCGGTAAGGACGGTCAATTGGTGATACTGGTATACGGCAAAGGCTGGGAGGACTACCTGGTAGCCGACCTTCTTGAGTGGGATATTCGCAAACTCAGATGGCACCTGAAGAAGTCTCTGGCTTACTGTGTGGGCTGGAGACGCCGGGCTTGCAGCTATCAGGACTTTATAGGACACAGGAGAAAGGAGGCTCAGATTGGCTCTAACTAAAGAAAAAGCAAGAATCTATCAGGAGGCATTAAATCAATGGGGTGAAGATTCTCAAATAAATATGGCAATAGAGGAGATGGCTGAACTTATCTCAGCACTGCAACATTATCGACGTTTAGAGAAGTGGGGACATAAAGCTACACTAGGAGATATAGCTGAGGAGGTTGCAGACGTAGAAATAATGATGGAACAGATAAGATTCATGTTCGGGCTGGATAGTCTACATATATTCGAGATTAAAGAGAAGAAACTGACTAGGGTCAAGGAGTTACTTAATATGTGAATAATTTAATAAAGGAGGCTCAGGTTGGACAAGCTAACAGATAAGGAACTGGAGATATTGAAGCTGCTCTCTGAAGGTTGGACTATTAAAGAGATTAGCAAAGAGTTGTGCTGCTCCTATTCAGCCATAGATAATCGCAGAAGCAGAATGTTTGATAAACTCAAGGCAGTGAGCAACTCTCATGCAGTGGCTATTGCCTTCAGAGAGGGGATATTGGAATAAAGCAAAAAGTCTCACTCAGTCATCAATGAGACTGGCAACACGTATCAGTTGAAGTAATTTGGGGTTTTTGATTAAACGGTGGAGTGCCATATGACAACTAAAACATAACCATATCCCATTATTGGGGTTATTGGAATGATGATAACTTATTACTCCCTTAGGTTTCCGCCCACAAGCTTGGCACCTTTCATCTTCAGGGTAATGTTTGTTCGTGACTAGAATATCCTTTTTACTATCCTGGTAGTGGATAAGTCTGTTACGTTTCCAATTGCGTATTTGTTCTTTGTGCGTTTCATTATAAATACGCTGATATAATTTCCTTTCCTCCCGATGTGTTTCATAGTAGTTTTGAGTATATTCAGACATACTTAAATTATAAGGTGAAAATGATAAAAAGTCAAGAATTTTATGCATAATATAGTATTTTTTGGGGGGGTATTGACAAGGTGTAGTCTCATGTGGTATATTGACATTGGCGGGTACTTTACGCCCGCTAACTCTTTATAGGATAGTTTTTAGCCCGACTAAGGGCGTATGGAAAAACTTTGGCTTTGGCGGTGTGCCGGACGCTGGTGAGACTCCAGCAAGCTATAAGCCGAAACACCGCCTCCACGCTCTGATAGGTTCCCTCCTAAACGAGCAAATTGATCACTGGTAATCGACCGCCAGTGGTCAAGCTATTTTCAGGGGTTCATTGCGAACCCCTTTTTTATTTGAGTAAATAAAGGAGTTGACTATTGTCTAAAAAGGAGAAGACAGCGAAGAAGGAATCTATACTATTACGAGCTAATCCTAAATGTAGGGTTTGCTGGGGGCGTGGATGGGTGAGAGTACATAATCCAGTAAATAATACTAAAGAGGTCAGACCTTGTAGTTGTGTCAGGGCTAAGGTGGATGAATGGCCTGAACCAGATGCAACGATAATGCAAGGTATTTATTGAGTCATGTCGGGTAGGACAAACACAGGCAGGTGGAGAAGAGATGAGGAAACGGCTAACACAAAAGCAGGAGACATTCTGCTTAAAATACTTTGAACTGGGGAACGCTAGTGAGGCTGCTCGCATAGCCCTTTATTCACCCAGGACTGCTGCTGTAATAGGCAGAGAAAACTTACTTAAACCTCAGATAATAGAGCGGATAGACCAGCTACGCCAATTAGCTGAGGATGCTTCTATTGCTACAGTGGTTGAGAGGAAACAGAGGCTTACTGAGATTGCCCGGGCGAACATACCTGATTATGTTGATGATGTCAGTATCAGGGTAGACAAGGAGTCCCCCAATGTTGGGGCGGTATCTGAAATCACCACCAGAACCAGGGTATATCGCAATGAGCCAGTAGTCATTACCAATCTCAAGCTCCATAATCCAATTCAGGCCATAGCCGAACTAAACAAGATGGAACGCATTTATGAGCCTGATGGAGCTACAGTTAATGTGGACAATCGGAAGGTAGAGATAAATATTGGAGACCCTAAAGAAAAACTCCTTAGCCTCCTCGCTCGCCTTGCTACCAGAGCAGGAGAGACAGAAGGCGATAAAAGCCCTGAGCCAGAAGGAAGCTGAATCTCTTCTGTATGATTGGGCATTTTGGGCTAGACCTAAACAACTCCCACCTGATTGGGATTGGTATATATGGCTAATCCTCTCAGGGCGTGGATTTGGTAAAACCCGAACAGCGAATGAACTGGTCATAAAGTGGGCGAGCGAAGGCTATAGTCCCATAGCTTTGATAGGGCAGACTAAGGCAGATGTTAGGGACACGATAATTGAATTAGGCGATTCGGCTCTCCTGAGCATAAGCCCCCCTTGGTTTTACCCTGAATATGAGCCATCTAAAAGGCGTTTGACATGGCCTAATGGAGTTGTGGGAATCGTTTACTCAGGGGACGAGCCAGACCAGTTGAGAGGTCCACAGCATACTAAAGCATCAGTGGATGAATTAAGCAAGTTCAAGTATCCGCAGGAGACTTGGGATAATTTGATGCTTGGGCTAAGGATAGGTGATAACCCACAGGCTATTGTCGCAACAACTCCCAGACCCATTGGGATAATTAAGAAATTACTCCAAGATGGAAGAGTAGCAATTACTAGGGGTCACACATTAGAAAATAGAGTCAATCTCGCCTCCCCATTCTTAAAGTATATCTTAGATAGATATGAAGGCACTAGATTAGGAAGGCAAGAATTGGCGGGTGAGGTACTAGACGATAATCCTGACGCATTATGGAAGCGGTCACTCATTGATGATAGCAGGACTACAGAGTACCCTGATTTGATAAGGGTAGTTGTGGGTGTTGACCCTCCAGGTGGTGTTACCGAATGTGGGATTGTTGTGGTTGGCATTGCTAATATAAATGGGCAAGTACATGGCTTTGTATTGGAAGACCGTAGCCTCCATGCCTCTCCTGATGGATGGGCGGGGGAGGTACTCACTGGGTATAATCGCAATAAGGCTGATAGGGTAGTGGGTGAAGCTAATTTTGGTGGTGATATGGTTGAGAATACTATAATTCAGGCAGCCAAATCACGCAATCAATATGTTAGCTATAAGAGTGTTCATGCCAGTCGTGGTAAAGCAGTGAGGGCAGAGCCAGCAGTTGCCTTGTATGAGCAAGGTAGGATACATCATGTCGGTGAGTTCTCCCAGCTTGAAGATGAAATGTGTGAATGGATACCAGGTGAGTCGAGGGAATCACCTAATCGTGTTGATGCTCTAGTTTGGGCGATAACTGAGCTAATGCTGGAGAAGCCAGAACCGCAGGAAAGGATAGTAACCTACGATGCGATGGCTGAGGTCAGGGATTTGGAGTTAGCATGACAGATAAAGATGCAATTGTACTGCGAGAGAATGCCCCTAGAGATGAGCTGCAAGTGCTTATCATGGAAGCGACAAAGGCTGTTGAGGATGACCTTGCCCTTGAGGATACGGGCTGGATTAACCTCAGTGGCACAACCAGCGATATTATCTCAGCAGCAGACAAGATTAACAATGTTAAGCTATCCCGCCTGTATGCTGCCAAAGACCCATTAGGGAAACAGGCTATCAGGCTATGGACTGATTATACATTCGGCACCGGCATGACCTGGAGTGTTGATGATAGAAATGCAGAGGGCAAGAAGGCTAAGGGGATTCTAGAGGAGTTCTGGAATGCTAAGGCCAATCGGAATATACTCGGAGCGATAGGTCAGAGGGTATCCTCCAATAAGTTGCTGGTAGACGGCGTGATATATTTCGCTATCTTCCTCGGTCAACCATGTACAATCAGGCGTATTGACCCACTGGAGATAACCGAGATAATCACCGACCCTGACGACAAAGAGGACGTGAAGTTCTACAAGCGGGAATGGTCGGACCAGCAGGCTACCCCACATACTGACTATTACCGCAGTACAGACAATATCAAGGGTCAGGCTGCCAAAGATTTTAAGGGTGCTACAATAAAGGACAGTGAGAAAGCCCTGATTTACCGCTTAGAGTACAATGATGGGAACCCCCTGCTACTCCCTGCTCTATTGTGGATGAAGTACCACACCAGGTTCCTTGCCAGCCGTATAGCCATTATGCTGGCACTGGCTAAGTTTGCGTGGAAGCAGAAGGTAAAAGGCGGTCAGGCGGCAGTAGATGCTATTAAGGCTAAGACCCACGATAAGGACATACCCGCTGGTTCCACTGAAATTGAGAATGAGGGCATAGACACCACACCGATTAAGACGGAGACCGGTGCTTCTGCTGCCTACCAGGACGGGCGTATGCTCAAACTACAGATAGCGGCAGCTGTGGGTATACCTGAGCAATACTTCGGGGATATATCAATCGGCAATCTGGCAACAGCAAAGACGGTAGAACTCCCCATGATGAAGATGTTTCAGTCCTATCAGCAGGTCTGGAATAGTGCCTATCAGGATATAGACGAGCTTATCCTGGAGCATAATGGTGCTAATGCTGATATTCACATTGACAGGGACTTCCCTAAGATAGCACCGTCAGATGTAGTCCAGATAGCACAGGCTCTTGTCCAGATACTCACAGTAATGCCTGAGTTGGGGTCAGCCGCCGATGTTCAGCAGATAGCACTCATGGCACTGGGAGTCAATGACCCTGCTGACGTGCTGGAGGAACTGGCGAAGGAACCAGGGGAGACGCAGGAACACGCAATAGCCCAATTAACTAAGGCAATAAGGCAATTAAAGGAGAGCTTGAAAAAGGAGACGCAGGGATGACGAATAAAGTAATAGGGATTACTGGAGAGGAAATCAAGAAGGGGGATTGGATGATACGTGGGGAGGATGGGAAATACTATAAACTGAGAACCAAAAAGGTAAGGGCATGCCCAATACTTTTAGCGGGGGCTGAACCTGTCGCTAATAGTTTCTTTGAAGAAAGCACCTGTGCAGATGAGAGTGTTTTAGAGGAAAGGATAAAGTTGTTTAATGAAAGGTATGGATGTAAAGGGGATATGTGTGAATGGTATGAGAGGGGTTGCCCTGCACATCCCACTTTTATTAGGCGACATGGAGTATAATGCCGGCAGATACCAGGGTTAAAGCATGGTGCTATCTCTGCAAGCAATATGTACCAGTAATACCAGGAAGAGTCAATCATCCTGACTTTGGCGTTATGCCATCTAATGTCTGTTCTATATGCGGACACGCCATAGGTACAAACTGGAAAGAAAGGAATAACAAATGAATTGCCCAAAATGCGGACAACCGATGGTAAGGGTAAGGAAAGATATAGAAACTGGGGACACAGTGTGGAAGTGTAAGTCACCTGGTTGTCGTGGCTACGAATGTGATGAAAAGGAGTCAGATAAATGACATGTGAAAAGTGTGGAGATAGGGGATACATAGAGCACGAGCATGGACTGGTCAATGTGCTCTGTGACTGCGAGGCCGGCAGGAAGATGAGAGAAAAGCTGGGGATTCCCAGTGAGGATAATATAGATGACAACACAACTGATGACGGAGTTGGACAGCCTGCTGGAGATAGTGGAAGCGAGACTACCGGCAAACCCAAACAGCATAAAAAATCTAAAGCTCGCAAATCAGCTAGAACGAGAGCTGGCTAAATACTTCAAATCACTGGAGCAGGCTTTCAGCTATAGCAGGCTTGAGTCGCTATACAACAAGCACGTCAAAGAGAGTCTGGGTTCTGACACTGAGGATATGCTTGACCCGCTACTGGCTGCCCTGACCGATAGCCTGACTCATGGCGTAAACGGTCATGTAGCAACAATCTATATATCGGGTTCAGCAGAGATGATAAGTTGGGCTGGATTGCCCTATGAAGGTCCCCCTATCCAGCAGGCTATTGAGTGGGCTGAAAAGCACTGTGCTGAGTTAGTCAAGGGAATGAATGAGGAGTCTAAACGCCAGCTTGCAAAGATTATCAGTGACGGCATCAAGAATAAAAGAGGAATACCCGGACTCGCCCGTGATATAAGAAAGTCCTTCAGTGATATGTCCAGATACCGGTCAAGGATGATAGCTAGAACAGAAACAAATAATGCCCTCAGCAAAGCCTTCATGGACAGGGCTAAGGATATGGGGATAGAAGGCAGAGAGGTGGTGAGGGGTAGTGATTATGATTGTGATATATGCGGAGAAAATGCTGGTGCCGGCTGCGTCCCCTTAAACCAGGCATTCCCCAGTGGGCACACGGAGCCATCATTCCACTCTAACTGTGCTTGTGCCCTAGCTCCTTGCAGGTTGAGCAGGTAAGTAGTATTATGTCTGATAATGATAAAAAGGAACAGGAACTGGTCAATAGGGTAAAGACTATTGACTGGTCAGAATATATAGATTATGGCTCGGTGAAGGTGCAGGTCAGACAGGGCAAGGTGGCAGTTGTAACAGTAGAGAGAACACACCGAGAGGATTAAAAAGGAGGAACCTGATAATCCTGGTGAGTATTTAAAGTACCTCCAGCGACACCAGAATTGCAGTCAATGGTCTAGCACCTGACAATTAAATAACATAGCCACCTCGTAGAGA